AACAGCCCGCGCACCCCGAACCTTCACACACTTCACACGCCACGCGCAAAAACCATTGACGATCTCGATACCAGTAACAACAGCCCTCAAACCAGATCATTTTGACCTCCGCGCTTTTCGGGCCGCCATCATTCGACAGCCCGCCACATTATGCCGCTTTTGCCGCGACGACACAGGCACAAACCAACGCCCGCAGCCGTCACACTTGCGCGGCTTGAAAAGAATTTCAAGCGACCGCATACGGGAATCCACACCCCGCTTGAACGTCACCGTCAGCACACCGAGCCCGCGAGCATGCGCACGTTCATTCTTCACGTCCGCCGCCCATTCCAGATACAGAGTCCGGGCCCGCCTCGCGTTCTCATCCGTTATGGACTTTTTGCCCGTTTCCCATGCTTTGAATGTCGCGCGTGTCACCCCGAAACAGCCCGCCACCTGGCGCGCCGAGAACCCGCGCGCCGACTTGCCGAGCAGCTGCAACCGACGCATAAAGGGACCGTCAACGACCGTCTCAATCACCGCCGTTTTTGTGACCGCCCCCTGCCCCAACTCGCCACCTGCTGAGAGATTTGCTACTTGTCCGGAAAACATAGTTCCTACCTAGTTCCTAAACCGATTGCACGAACTTGAGACGCCCTCGCGCGACTTTGCGGCATAGTTGACCCACCTTGGCAAAATCGCCCTGGGAAGGCTTGAGAGGGCAGGGTAAGACCTACCCCCCGCGACCGCTCGAAACGGGAATTTTGCGCCTACGACGCGCCCGCACTTGCGCAGCCGGTATCACGCCCTTTTGAGATTGCTTGACGCGCTCGACGGATCGCAAATAACCATCCCCGCGCCCGCACTTGTGAACCTGGTAGACGCCGTGGACGCGCACGGCGCGCGGCGTCCCCCCGTTGTGCATCATCAAGCGATACACCAGCACCTCACTGTAAAAACGTTCACTTGAATCGTCGCGGTCATTGATTGCCGCATACACCCGCGCACCGCAGCCCTTGCACATCGCGCTAATCACGCTTGCCTCCTTTGGCCATGAGTCCCTGAATCAAAGGGCGCCTAGCTCTTTTATTTATAGGTGGAGTAGCTTCTTTTTTCTTTCTTGGGTAAACCTGCTTTACCCCTTCTGGTAAACTTGCTTTACTGTCAGCTAGTAAACTTGCTTTACTACCCGGGAGGAAATTGATCTCGATGCGCGACGTTTTTTTATCGCGCCGGATTGTTTTGCGCTTCACTGCCGCCTTGATGCCCGCAATCACCGAAGGCCGCGAAAGCCCCGTTGCTTGCTCCAAGAACGAAAGCGAGAGCCGCGCGCTTTTGCGATGAAAACCGAAGGTAAAACGCATGACCACCTGCGTCACCTTGTCCTCTGCTTCTGTCTCGATTTGAGGCAAAAGCACAAACCACTCATTTGGGATTTGAGTGTATGTCGGTTCCGCGAAACCCTGGAAAGGCATAACTATTCCTCGTTTTCTCATAGATTGTCCGGTAATTCCCTACACCGCCAACAGCCCCCGTTTGTTGCGCACCAGCACGAACACAAATTCCACTTCACACCGCGCGCCGCCATTGCGGCCAAGCCGGTTACGCGGCGTCTTGATTTTATGCGTCTCAATCAACTCATAGCCCAATGCTCCCCACGCCGCGAGATGGAAAGAGGCTACGTCAACCTCTCGCCCCTCGCGTATGTGATTGCTCACGTTCAAGACCACGCGCGCCGCAGGCTTGAGAACCCGCGCGCACTCTATATAGATTTCGCGATGGACCGCCCGATACCGTGCGCCCCATTGCATCGCGCCCGTATTGTCAGGATGCAGCCGACCCAGCCCCGCCGTGTAGGTGTTTCGCTTGCTGTCATCCAGATAGGTGTCAGCCATGCGATTGCCGTAGGTTGGCGACGTCACCAACGCGTCAAACGCGCACGATCGGAAAGGCAAATGCAAACCATTCCCGCACACGCGACGAGCGCCCCGCGCATGCACCAACACGCGCAGCTGCAATTCATGCACAACCGCGCGGCAGTTCAAACGCGCTACCCCGCCCGAACCGCCAAACGGATCTAACACCAGGTCGGACGGATACACATACCGCGCCAGGACAGGCAGCAACACCCGCGAAAATTTGGCAGGATGCCGCACCGTTTCAAACCCGGGAAGATTTATTGCCGCGTCAGCCATTCGTTCATCCTCTCAACTTGCTCCGGTTTCATCCAGACCCGCACGGCGCGCACCGCCACAGCCACACCAACCAACGCCTCTAACACCGTCACACGCGGCAGGCGCGTTACACTCGTCGCGTAATCGTATTCCGGCGTCCCCGCTTCAAACACGAACGACGACCAGCCGGACCGCCCCCACCGTTGCCACTTGTCCCATTCCCCGCGTTCATACTCCGGCGCGCGCGTTGGAAATTCGAAAAGCACAGGCGGAAGAGCAGGGACCTCCACCCCCGACCCCTCCCCATACAGCATTTCGTGCATGGCGCGCCGTTCCTCGACCGTGCCGATTTCATCCAGCAAGTCACGAACACCGGGCTCCCAAATGTGCGCGTGGCTCATTTCAACCGTTCGCGCAGTACAGCAAAAATCCGCTTGTCACCGGCCACGAACGCAGCCAGCAACACGCGGATTACATCACTTAACGACACCCGCACTTGCAAATCAGACCCGAGATTGATCACCGCCACCTTCGCGGCAGAGTGCAACTCCGACTCCAATTCAACACTGAGGCGGGGAGAATTAGATTCTGTCATACACACATAATATCAAATGTGTGTTTGTGTGTCAACACCCTCTTTCGGCTCGGCCGCCAACGCGCTTTCAATTTTACCCAGCACCGCGTCATACAACACCATCGGCTTTTTGATTTGTTCGCGCGTCCCCTGGAAGGTTATCACGCCCAGCCAGAATTTAAGGGCCTGCAGTTCCTCCAGCGACAACACCAACTCACGCCCCTCGACAAATTCCGCTTTCATTCTACCCCCTACTGCACCAGACCCAGCGCCTGCAAATCGTCAATGATGGAATTGACGAGCTGCTTGAGGTCCGTCAGGTCCACCAGCATCGCTTCATAGTCCGCATCAATCTCAAGCGCCCAGGTGCGCAACCCGTTGATTGTCGTAATTGCACTGTTGCGATTGGCCGCCGTGTCCCAGCCGCCTGCCGCCGTGCCCACACCCCCGGCCGGTGCCGCTGCCGGAATGGCTGCCGCAATACTCGTTGACGTCAGATTGGCGTGCGTCTTGTCGGCTGTCGCGTACGTTTGCGTGTATGCCGATGGACGCGCGACCGGGGCCACCCCATAAAAGCCCACGTTCGAGCCATCGTGATTTAGATTGCCGTCAATCTCGATTTCATCAAACAGATGCACAACGCCCGCCGGGCTGATGTCAATCATCACCTGATCGCCATAGCCGAGCCCCGAAATTGCCCGCCGCCGAATGTTGAACGAATCGCCCGAGCCCACATAGAAATCCCAAAAGCCGGACCAATTCGCTTGTGTATCACTCGCATTGGCAGAGCCAATCAACTCGACTGCCGGCGAGGCTGTCGCAAGGTTTGACGTGACGCGAAACACGCGCATTGTTGCATTTGTGGCAATCAGATTGATAGGCCGTGAGGCATTCGTTGTGTCGTCCGATTCATTGCCTGTATTCAGGCGTTCGTTCGCTTCGTCAAAATGCGAGACTTGCGCCGCACTGAAAAAGATCTGCCCTTTTGTCGCGTGAGAAGTGCTCGACAAAATCAAATCATTGCCCGAGGCCGTCCCCCCAATCAGCGTCTGCCCACCACTGCGACCCGCCAGCAACGCATATTGCGTATGGTCGTCATCAGCCAGTCCCGACAGAGCACCATGATCGGAAAACGCGTGCGTGTGCCCGGTCAACGCATACCGCGCGTCATACAGCGTGTAGCCGTCTGCAAAATCGGTGAGGACCGTGACGTTGTGCGCGAGTTGAAAATTAGACACCTATTCATCCTCCAGCAGCAGCCCCACCCAATACACGCGCGCGGTCAAGGTCGTCGCCGTTGCTGCCACCGTCACCGTAAAGTTTGGATCAGTTTCCCAATCCGCAAGCGATTCCGGCAGATAGTGTTCCCGCTTGCCCAACGCGGTCAATTCCGTTGTTTGACGAGCTGCTACATATTTATCATCCGTGAACGTGACCCCGAATTTAACAAATGGCTGCACCGTAACATTGTTCCAATCCGTCACCCACAGCCCCATGGCCAACGGCAAAAAATGTGTGCCATCCGGCAGAGCCAGGGTGTAGAACGTCGCGTCTTTCAGGTTGAGCAGCCCACTCGTATAAACCGCCAGAGCCCCGCCCAGGTGTTTGGGCCAATTCGCTTCCAACGCCAGCCCCGCCGCGCGTTTCACCACCGGTCCCACGCCCGTATTAAACACATACTCCGCATTCAAAAGCCGCGCGGTCGCGCCCAGCCCTAACGCCCCATCCGTGCGAATGTCAGCCCCCGCCAGGGCAACACTATCCGCGCCCTCCGCATTGGAGTTCAGCCCAATCGCCACGCCGTTAGCCCCTGTCACATTCGCATTTTGCCCGATGCCAACGCCATTCGTGCCGGACACCAGACCGCCGTAACCGATGCGCACCCCGTAATCCGCAGACGTTGTGTTGAGTGCGCCGATCTGGACCGCATTGTCACCGCTTGCCACTTGTGACGCGCCCGACCCACCCGCCAGGCGCGTTGTCTGAATGTCTACCGCATACTCACCCCGCGCGTCACCCGTCAGATTCCCGCCCAGGATGGACGTCCCGACCGTGACAATCACCTGCTGCATGCGCCCGATCGCAGACCGCGCGACGCGTACGAACCCATCCTCTTCAGCCGGAAACCGACGCTGCCCCCGTTTCGGACGTTTCAATACAGGCATATCACCCCGCCCACCCTGTCACCTCATCCCACTTGTCCAACTGCCAACCGGCGCGCGCAAACGCGGGCCCGCTCACTTGCCCCGAACCGCGCAACAGAGCCAACCACGGATAAAACCCGAGATCGTATTGATTGCCAAACAGGAACAATTTCCCCAACGCCGCATAGTTTGGCGTGGAAACCGCCATGTTCGCAGACGTTTCGTTCAGGTCCGCCGCCCGCGCCATACACGCCAGCCCCGACGCCCCGCGTACGATCATAAATTCATGCGCCGACTGGACCGTCGTAGCACTCGCCGCGTCAAGGTTCTGAATCGTGTGTTCTTTGGTGTAGAAAATCCGCACCTCTTCTGCCGCTTGCGGCTGCACCCCCGCGCGCGTGTTCAGAAACAACACCGCCGAGCCATCATCCCACCAGACCCGAAAGCCCAACGGGTCAAACCTCGGCCATGTCTCATCACTCGCGCTCGAATCATACGGATACCAAACCTCAGTCACCTGCAGCAACCCCGAAAGTGACGATAGCGCAATCTCGCGCCCATCCGCAGGCAACGTCAACACCGTTTCGGTCGTCAACGGATTCGCTTGCGTGTAATCCCCCAACGCTTGCCGCACACAAGCATCAATGTTCGCAGTCGTAAACACCGCGTTGGTCGGGTCAGCCAGCAGCCCCGACACCTGGGCCTCATACTGCGCGAGAGTCAGAGGCATGTTTCACCGCCTTTTTTGTCCGTCCCTTTGATTTTGTCGCCGAAATCGCGTCAGGCGTATCCCCGCCATCTTCCGGCGCGTTGTGCGCTATCCCATCACTGCCAAACGTCCCGCGCAGCTCGTCACTAATCGCCTTCGACCGACGCCCCAACTCCACCAAGACGCGCGCCTCCGGCAGAATGTATTTTGGGCATCCCTCTATCCCTCGATTGATTACCGCCACCAACGCGCCATCTTCTCGATACGTCGCCGCCAGGACACAATCACCGTCAACACCCCAAACAAACGACGCCAGAGCCAATGCATGCACACTCATTTGATTGAAAGGGTGAGAGCCACGCCCGCCGAAACGTGACCCCCACCCCGAGGAGGAGAAACTACAAGAGGATTAAATGCGGAGAGTGTAATTCGCCACGGCCGCCAGTTCATGCACAACCGTAGTTGCCGCGCGGTCGAACGTCAATTCCACCAACGCATACTGGTCATTGTCCAGCCAGACGGGTGTGGTCAGCGTGAGGGTCATCCGGTGCTGGTCCACATCAATCCGCTCCGGCGCCGTATCATGCCCCGCGTCGTAGGTGAACGTTTGCGCCGCCACCGTCGCCGCCGCGCCATCCGCGCCGCGCGTCACCACATTGAACACCGCCGTCACCGCGTCGCAGGCCGCAACCGTCACCTCATAATCAATCTCAACACTCACCAGATACGCGCCTTTTTGGGCCACCGAGTTTGACGGCACCATGATCGGTATATTTGTCGTTGTCGTCGCGTCAGCCGCCCCATTGACCACCGCAATCGTATCCGTCACCGCACCCGCCGCATGGGTCCAAGTGCCGGTCACGTTGTGCCAGAGAGTAGGAGGAATATATTGCGCCATGCCCGTATCATGCACGTAACCCCCAACCTGATCGCCAACGAAACCGAGAAACCCGCGTTTTGCCAAGTGACGCAACCGCGCAGGCTTTGCATGGAGCCATTGATTCCAGAGCGGAGGAAGGACTACCACCGCCACACCCAACAGCAAAACTGCCAACACCGCCAGAAACATCGTTCCGAGACTGTCCATTGCTACTCATTCCCCAGTCTCGCGCGTGGCAGCCCACATCTCAGGCAGACTGCCGACGCGCGACACCTTAAAAAGTTGTTTTGCCCACGTCGCCAACGACTAGCCCGCGACGTTTGATTTGTGCAGCGGACGGAAATCCGCAACACCCACCGCCAGGAAATGCCGCACCTTCATGCGCGCTTCATCGTTCATAAAGAACGCCGGGTCTTTTTCATCCCCCGCGATAAACACCTCCGGCATGATGCCGAAACGCTCACCCACCATCACGCCCGGGACCAGCAACGGGTCAGCCACGGCCGCCCAATCCGTCGCGTCAGTCCATTCCGGAACCGTCACCGGAACCACTTGCCCGCCATACGTCGGACCGCCCGCGGCAGCAATCGCCTCGACGCTCGACGCCCAACGCGGCATAAACAACGCCTCCGCTTGTCCCTTGAGTGCGCGCGGCACAAGGCAGAATTTCGGGTCAATCGCCATCTTTTGACCCGTGCCGTAATAGCCGACCTCGTTGGCGATCAGCATGGGCTGGTTATACATTGCAGCTGCAACCGTTTCCCACGCCGCGTACGTGGTGCCCAGCGCCGTTGTCAACAGGTTGGCATGCCCGCCTGCAGTCGTCACGGCCGTATTGTTGAACAATGCGCCACCGTCAGCCAGTGTCGGACCCACCGCCGAGTTTGACGTAAAGATTGCCGCCACCAACTCAGACACCTTGCGAATCCCCGCGCTTGCCAGCTCACGCGGAATCATCCGAATTTTGCGCGTCTCGTCACGGTCAATCGCTTCAAGCGTCACCCCGATGTAACCGCCGTATTTGGTGAAATTCGAGGTCTCCGGAGAATCCCCGATCTTCAGTTCGCTGTATTCCGCGCCCTCTGCAACCGTTGGCAGACTGCCCACCGTGCCGACGATAATCCAAGTCACTTGATTCAGCGTGTCAAAATGCTCGACCGTCGCGATTTTCTGCCACCAGTCATACCCCGCGCGTCCCAACTGGGCCCAATGCCGCGCAATCGCTTTGTTCAACGCGTTCTTTACCAGACCCGCGAACGTGGTCGTTGTGTGCTGAAACCGCGCCCGGTCCGGATAGAACCCGCCATACAAATCGAAATCGCCTTGCATGCCCATATACAATTCCTTGACGCCCGACAACCGCGCGACCTGCACGGCTTTTTCTTTTTCGTCGCGCTCCAACCCAAGCAGGTCCTCGACCGCCAGCCGCAGTTGATCGTCACTGTTGAACATGCCCGACACCGCCGCGCGCAACCCCGCGACCGACGCCCCGCCCGTCAACTGCGAAACCATCTCGCGCGCACCGTCAATCTCCGCTTGCAATTCCGATGCGTCAAACACCTTGCCGGAAAACTGCTTGCGAATCCGATCCTGCACCACTTGCGGCAGTTTCGACGCACCAAGCCCACTCTCCAGCAGATACGCGCACATCTGCACCCGCACTTTACGGGCCTCTTCCAACTCCGCCGCAATCTTCGCCTGCTCTGCAGTCACCTGCAGCAGCTCACGCGCGGCCACCAGATCTTTATTTTCGGCAGCCGGAGCCGCCGAAATCGCTTCTTGCTCCATTCCCCGACCCTCCTTGATATGGCGGGACCAACCGCCGATTGAATTGATTGCGCGGATAAATGCCCCGCCGCGCGCGGGTTCAAACACCAGATCACACGAAAACACCCGCGTAATTTCTGACACATCGCGCCCGCTTGCCTTAAACCCAATGTCCGCGCTCAACCCAACAGCCGGACGCGGTTCCGACTCTTGCAGCCATTCTTTCGCGAGTGCGGCAGCCAAAGGACCCGAAGGACCCAACGTCTTGAGTTTGCCTTTCAATCCTTTGGCAACCTCATCAAATTCGACGTCATAAAACACACCGCACAAATCGCGCACCGACTGCCCATCGCCGAAAAAGCCGATATGGTCCACAAAGCACTCCGCACCCTCAAACAGTTTCACCGCATCCTTCAGCACCTTCGCCGAGAAATTCCAGCCGTTGCCCTGCCCCTCGGTAATCAAAAACACCTCGAAAATGCCGTGACTGTTTGGTGTCGCCGCCGCGTTTAAACGTTCGCGCTGATTGTTCATTTGATATCCTTTTCGGCAATATCCCCCGCCGTTGGCACTTTTGCCGCGCTGTCAGCCCCTATCGGTTTCTTGACATCACCTGCAGGCACCACCACCGGGCCGGCCCGCTTGCCATCCGCGAGAATCTTGCTCACATCCACCACCTCACCCGCAAACCGATACGCCAACCGCAAATATTCCGCATCATCAATCAAGCCCCGATCTCGCAGAAACCCGAAACCCTCGATGATTGCACTCGCCGACGCCGCCAGCCCCGCATTGTCCCGAGAGAAAATATCCGTCCCCCGCGCCTTGATGCTTGCATCCTGCTTGACCCCACGCCAACCCGACAACGACGCTCGACGAGTGACCACGCGCGCAAGGTCTTGCACCATCCACAGGAAAAAGATTTGACGCTGCTCAAAATGCCGAAACGTTGGCCCGCCCGCCTGCTCAGCCGTTGTGCGCGTGCTCGATTCGGGCTCAGCCAGGAAATGCAACGGCACACCCGCACCGCTTGCAATCATCTTCTTGACCATCAGCCCATCTGTCTCAGCCTCGAAACTGTCTAATTTGGGGTGAATCACGTCCCATTCCTCATCATCATTCGTCACCAGGATAGAGCCCGGGTTCGGTGGGTTCGCATTCAATTCGTTTTGCCGCGCCAATCGCTCAGCCGCATCACGAAAAGGCTTTTTCACCCAAAACACAAACGTTTGACGAAATTTGTTGAGCCTTACCCGGTCCTCCAGGAACGCCCCGTAACGCGTGAGCCACTTGAGCAGCGGAGCCAGATCACTTTCACCGAATTTCGCGCCCACCGGACGATTGATTGCGTAATGCAAAACCACATCACGCCATTTGCCATCATTCACGCCGCCGGTCTCACGGTCCGTATCCTCGTTGTAAGCGGGCCACCGCACCCCATCGGTCAGATTGTCGTTAACCCTTTGGGTGAATGAAATCTCTTGCTCAATATCGTTCGGCGCGGTCTCGATCTCGACGATCTCACTCGCAGGAATCGCCCGCACATACGACATGCCACCCGCATCCGTGGAAAGCACAATAAACAACTCACCCGACCGCGTCAGCTCGTCACACCATTCAAACGCGCGTGTCGTCATGCGATTCAGCCGATGATTCCACCATTCCTGCAAAAATTTGTCCGTGCCGGCATCCTCACTCGCAACCGCCAACCCACCGCCGACGACATATTGACTGGTCAGCCCCACGATACGCCGCGCCAACGGATTTTCACGCCACGCCTGCAACGCATCCCGCAGAATGTCATCACGCTTCCAACTGTAACGGTCCCGGTCCCCGCGCGTCGTATTCCACTGCCTATCTCGCAAATCGTCGCGCGCTGCCACCGCAAACCCCACGCGCTCAGACACTGCAGCCGCTATCTGCGACCCGAACAATCGTTCTGTCACGCGAGAAATCAAGCCCATGTCAAAAGCCCTCCCTATCCATCGCTTCCAGTGGGTCAGCCCCGGGAATCACGATCGGCGCGTAATCCTGCACCCCCGCGCGAATGTCGCCGACAATGTATCGCTTGGCATCCATCAAATGATACGCGTGAGGATCATCAATCTTTTCGTTCGGTTCGCCATCCTCATCCACTTCACGGCTATAGGTCGTCAGCTCATCCCAAAACTCATCAAGGTCGTCAAACGCATACAACTCACCGCGCTGCCAGGCACCATACACGCGCGTTATCCCCACCTCGATATCCTTGATTTTGGGCTTGCGGACCGGAAGACCCGCCTTTTTGAAATCCTCACGCCAATCGTCCTCACTCCAGGACCCGCCGACCGCGTACGGAATCCCGCGCTCGCCGTGCAAAATCTTGCGCACATGCCCCTGCGCCGCTTCACCCGCCGCGTGATATGTCCGATAGATGTAAAGCCGTTCCGTCGCCGGTTCTTCAGCCAGAAACACCGCCGCCATGTTCTGACTGCCAAAATCCAGACCCACATAACGCCGCCAGTCCGCAGGAATCGCAAAACGCGGGACGCGCTGCGTCGGTTCATCCACACAATCGTAAATCAAACCCGCAGGACGCTCGAACATCCCGCGATATTGCATGTTAAATTTCCAACGCGGCAGATCACGTCTTGCGCGCTCGAACTCTTCACGCGGGAAGGCAGGATTTTCGGTCGAATCAAACCGAATTACGTCTATCGTCCTATCGCCCGCTTGCCACCGATCCACCAGCCGCTTGAGCCAATGCAACGCGTAGACAGTTGTCGTCACCAACACACGCCCTTGACCCAACGACAAACGCCGCAGAATCGCCTGCCAACTCTCTAACTTGAATTTCTTTTGGCCCGCCTCGTCACACCAACAGGCTAAAGCCGTCATGCTCTCAAGCGATTCTGAATCTTCCGCATACCCGAATTGCACCCGCGTACGAACGTCAGGGTTGGCCCGCTTGCCATGCGCAAACACCTCACCCGCGTCACTGAACTCAAACACGCGCATTGGCGAGGCGTAGTATTTGCCCAGGTTTAACCACGTCTCAAACACCCGCAGAAACTCAGACAGCAACTTGCGCTCCAGCAGTTGAAAGGTTGGCGTCACGATCAGATAATCCCCCGGGCCGCGCGCCTTGATTTCTTGCCACAGCCACAACGGACCAAAAGACGTTTTGCCGCCTTGTGTGCCCGCCAACACCAACACAAACCGCTTACGCGAATCATAGGCCCGCAGCTGCCCCGGATGCATCGCAACATTCAACTCACCCGTTTTTCGATTTACGCTTACGAGGCCGGAGGATATTGACTGTTTTGATTTGGATCTCTTCACCCTCACGCGTCCCGATATATTGCGTTGGCGTCCCGAACCGATACGAAAACAGAATGTTTGCCGCTTGCGCGGAACCTTTGTCGCCACTCGACGCGAGTTTCACCAGCCCGCCGATGATCGTAGCCCATTGCGCATCACTCACCGCCGCGTCAATCAGTTCCCGCAGCCGCAGAATTTCACCCTCAGACTTGCGGCCCGACCGTCCGCGTTGACCCGCCATTTTTCCCCATTTTAAAATGCCGCTTGCGCGTCATATCGAAAAAATAGACATTTTTTCGATGCTTTTGAGCTAATATGTATTAGCTCGCGTCACATTATCCCGTCCAACCGACCGGCTTTTCATCGTGCGCGCCCGCAACCCCACCCCGCAAGCCCACACCCACCGCGCCGCCAATCCCCATCGTGCTGATCGCCTGCACAATCTGCGCGTTCTGGACCGCCAACGTATCCGCAATCGCCGCCATTTCTTTCGCGCCATTCCGCGCCGACATGAGATTGCGCGCCCCAAAAAAGAAACCGACTGCCGTCGCGTCCAAAATCCAGACGTAATCGGGAATCGGTTTGTCGAGCAAAAGCAGAGCAAACGTGCCGATAATGCACAAGGTCGCAAGCAGCCCCTGGAAAATTACGGACTCTTTGAAAAGCGTCACCCAATTCGATTGCTGATCGGCCAGCTTTTCATTCAACGACGCAAGACCCATACACTCACCTCCACACCGCATAAAAAAAACCAGATCGCACCCCGCGCCGGACACGCGAGGATTAATCCGGTTTATGGTTGCCAGCTGCACCTTTACCCAACCGATTTGAGTATAGTTGCCTCTGACAGCCGAAATTCTAACAACGGCGCGCGCGATTGTCAATATCCCCAGTTTCCCCACAGGAAAAGCAGGGTTATCCACACATCAACGCTTGACACCCGCTTGATTCGCGTATATACCATTTACAGGAGGCGAAACGATGGAAACCCGAGCCGAATACAAGACCAAATCACAACACGGGGGCAAACGCGCCAACGCGGGCCGCAAACCGTCAGGCAACGTCAAACGCTTACACGCGTTCCGCCTGTCCGAAGAAACATTCGAGCAGTTGAAACAAATCGGCAAAGGCGATGCCACGCGCGGAATTGAACTCGCGGCAGCAGAGGCGCGTCCGAAATCCTCACGCGTCAAATCTTCAAAAGCATAATCTTTTTGGAAAAACCCCGCGCCCGGCGCGCTTTTATTCCAACATACGCGGACCCCAAGTAGGCGCACTGCCACTCTGGGCAAAGGTTCAAGCACGGTCAAGAGCCAGATCAAAAGCCCTCCACATAAACCGACATCGCGGCGCAAGAACGCGTAACCCCCGTAATCTCAGCGAGTGGGGGG